AAAAAAATATATAAACTTAATCGTGAGTATATGAATAATGAAGAGTACATTTCAGTATTAGATGAACCTGTACAACAGGAAGATTATAAAGGACCAGAAAACGATATATATCCAGGTGCTGATCCTACCGCTGTTTCTTCACAAGAGAAGCAAGCAAAAATACAAGCTGTAATGCAACTTCTTCAACTAGGTACTATTGATCCAATGGCAGTAACTATGTTATATCTTGAAGCTCATGAGATTCCTAATCCTGAGAAATTAATGAAGCAACCACAGCCACAACCAGATCCTAAGATGGAAGCAATTAAGGCTAAGGCACAAGTTGATCAACAAAAAGCACAGATTGATATGCAGGTTGCTCAACATAAGATGCAGTTAGAACAGGCAACAAAAGAACAAGAACTTCAAATGAAAGCTGCACAGGTACAACAAGAATTAGAAGCTAAGAAAATGCAAGCAATTCTTGATGCACAACTTGCACAAGCAACTCAAAGTTCTAAGATACAGATGGATCAACAAGCAGCACAAGCTAAGATGGGACAGCAAGCACAGCAGTCTAAACTTAATATGGTAACTCAAGCAATGAGTCACCAACAAACTATGCAGCAACAAGCTGAACAACATAAACAACAACAGAAACAAATTCCAAAGGGGACTACTAAGAAATGATTGAAATTACAAAAGCGGATTTCGATGATTGGAAATCCAGTAAAGTTACTAAAGCTTTCTTTCAAGCTGCCGAAGAAAGGGTAGAAGATTGTAAAGATATGTTAGCAGGTAGTGCTGGTGTTGATACCTTACAAGATAGATTTCTTGTTGGTATGATTCAAGCTTATCGTGAAATGCAAGATTTTAGGATTGTTGAATTTTGATTACTTTACTTTTACACCACATTCTAATTGATCCTGATAAAAAGGAAACAGTATCCCCCGGAGGTATTGTAATTCCAGATCAGATTATAGAGAAAGAACGTAAAGCTGTTGAATATGGAACTGTCCTACAAGTAGGTCCAACTGCTTATACAGATTATGGCCGTGATCCTAGTATAATTAAAGTTGGAGATAAAGTTTCGTTTAATAGGTATTCAGGAAAAGAAATTACTGATCTTGATGAAAAGAAATATTTAATTGTTAATGATTCAGATGTTCTCTGTATCTTAAATTAAGGATAAAAAATGGATGAAGACATTCAATCTGTAGTAGATACAGAAGCAGTTGTAGAACAAAGTGTAGATACTTATGAACAACAAGCTCGTGAACAAGGATGGAAACCAAAGGAAGAATATCAAGGTGATCCTTCAAAATGGCGTCCTGCTAAAGAGTTTGTAGATCGTGGAGAATTGTTTTCCAAGATTGATACTATGGGCAAAGAACTTAAAGAGACTAAGAAAGCTCTTGCTATGCTTCAAGAACATCATTCTAAGGTTAGGGAAACAGAATATAACAAAGCACTATTAGAATTAAAAACACTTCAAAAGAAACATCTAGAAGAAGGTAATTCAGATGGTTATCTAGAGACTACAGAATTACTTACAGATTTAAAAGCTGAACAAAAAGCTAGGGAAGTTGTAAAAGAAGTTACACCTCCTCAACAAGATCCACGATTTATTTCCTGGTTGGGAGAAAATAAGTGGTATCAGAAAGAAGTTGAGATGCGTGAATTTGCTGATTCGATCGGTATGGGATATGCACAAACACATCCTAACCAAGATCCAGAAGAAGTGTTACAGTATGTAACAGTCCAAGTTAAAAAGAGATTTCCAGATAAGTTTGTAAATCCTAATCGTAATAAACCTGGTGCTGTTGGTACTTCTGATACTAATATTGAAAGTCGAGGTTCTTTTCAATTAACAGAAGATGAACGTCGTGTTATGAATACATTTGTTCGGACAGGTATTATGTCAAAAGAAGAATACATTGCCGAAGTTAAGAAAACTAGAGGAGTCTGAGATGACCGCAAAAGAAACCACTAAACGAGTAGTTCGTCGCGCTTTGTCACAACAAGGTCCACAATCAATTGTCGGGGATAAAGATCCCAATTTTCACTATAGGTTTGTGAATGACGTTGGTAGTAGGGTCTATAATTTTCAACAAGCTGGCTATGAGCTTGTAACTGACGATAATCTTGTCGTTGGTGATTCTCGTGTTTCGGATGCGTCTAATCTTGGATCTGCCCATCGTGTAGTTGGTGATGGTGGAACTGTTTCAGTACTTATGAAAATAAAGAAAGAATGGTTTGAAGAAGATCAAGCTAAAAAAGCTGCTCATGTAGATGAGCAAGAAAAGGCCATGAAACAAGATGCTTCTAGGGAATTTACTGGAACTTTAAAAATTTCATAATTCCATAGAAGTTTTTATAACTTTATGGAGATTTTATGGCTAATACGTCTAAAATTAACGGTTTTAAACCAGTAAAGCATATTACTGGTGCGCCCTATAATGGGCAAATGAACATCTACGAGGTTCCCTCCACTGAGGCAGTCCCTGTCTTCATTGGAGATCTTGTAAAACTTTCTGATCAAGCTGCTACGTCGTTTTATCCGGCATGTGAAGCTGTAGTTGGTGCTTCCGCACAGATCAACGCCGGCCCCATTCTTGGGGCTGTGGTTGGTATTGTGAATGTCAAGCAAGATCCTATTACTGGTGTTATGTCCGGCGGTAGTATTGCTCTTGATACTCCTGTGTATCGTCCTGCTTCTACCAAACAATTTGTTCTTGTTGCTGATTCGCCGGACCTGATCTATGAAGCTGAAGCTGACGCTTCTGTTGCAGTTGCTTCTATTGGTCTTAACGTTGGTGTTGGTGCTTCGGCGCATACTAACCCACTGCTAACTGGTACTTCTCCGATGTATGTTTATTCTACTACTGCCCCGGATACTACCTCAACCCGTCCTTTACAAATCGTTGGTCTCGTTAATCGTCCTGATAACGAAGTGGGCGCTAATAGTAAAGTCTATGTTCGCATTAACGTCCATTCGTATGGTAGCGTTGGTGTGGCTGGCGTCTAATTGAAAGGATAAGATATGTCTGGTGTTATTACTTCTAGTAGCTTTGCAAAACTGCTTTGGCCTGGTCTGAATGCAATTTATGGTAAAGAATATAATGATTATGCTGTAGAATGGGATAAGCTTTTTGAGAAAAATACTTCTGATAAAGCTTATGAAGAAGATCTTGGACTAAGTTCCTTTGGTCTTGCTGTTGTTAAACCGGAAGGTGCTCCGATTTCTTATGATACGGAACGTCAAGGTTTCACGTCACGTTACAACCATGTTGTGTATGCACTTGGTTTTATTATCACTCGTGAAATTTATGAGGATGATCTGTATGGTAAGGTTGGTGCTCAAAAGGCGAAAGCTCTTGCTCGCTCCCTTCGTCAAACTAAAGAAATTGTAGCGGCTAACGTATACAATCGTGCTTTTACTGCTGGTTATACTGGCGGTGATGGTATTGTTCTTTGTTCTACTGGACACCTTAATGTGGCTGGTGGTACGTACAGTAACAAGATTGCTACTGATGCTGACTTGAGTGAAGCTGCTCTTGAACAAGCTGTTATTGATATTGCTGGTTATCGTGATGATCGTGGTCTTCTGATTGCGGCTAAACCTGAGAAACTGGTTATTCCTTATCAACTGCAATTTGAAGCAAAGCGTATTCTTAATGCTGATGGCCGTGTTGGTACTGATCTTAATGATCCTAATGTACTCAAGCAATCAAGTATCTTTAACCAAGTTATTGTTAACCACTACCTCAATAGTACTGGTAATGATGACTGGTTCATCCTTACTAATGTTAAGGATGGTCTGAAGTACTTTGAACGTCGTGGTGATCAGTTTGAGATGGATAATGACTTTGATACTGAGAATGCTAAGTTCAAAGCAACTGCTCGTTATTCTTTCGGATGGTCAGACCCGCGAGCGATTTACGGTTCGCAAGGCGCCTAATAATTAACAACATACAGGGGCTTGTCCCCTGTATTTTAAGAAAGGAATTATTATGCCTCAACCGATTTTAGGACCAGCCGGGGTAACTGTACAAACTCCACCTTCTTTTAAAATTTATCAGAAAGTGGCACAATTGGATACCAGTGCAGGCGATGCTACAGGTTTCTTAGCGTTTGTTTTACCTAAGGGTTGTATTCCTGCTTCTATTTTTGTTGCTTCTAGTGGTGCTAATGTTGCACAAACTATCAACTTAGGTAGTACATTAGGAGGTACTCAATTAGTAAATGCTGTTACTTGTAATGGTGCTCAGTTTGCTACAGTTGGTACTGCTGTAGGTGCTCTATTTGGTACTTTACTTACTGCGGATACGCCTATTTATGCTAAAGCTTCAGCACAACTTACAAACCCAGTTAAAATAATTGTGCGTTATTACTTTCCCCAACAGGGAATGACTTGGTAACAACCCCAAAGATGGGATTAGGATTAATACTCTTAATCCCATTTTTTATTTTAAGGTTTATCTATGACTCCACAAGTTATTAGTTTAAGTGCTTTAGGATCTACAGCTTGGATACCTGTAGATTATATACAAAA